ATTTAGTGCTTTGTATGTGTTTTCTGCTAATTTAATGCTGTCTTCATTTAATTCAAAGTATGATATAGGATGAACTCCTTGTATATCTGCAATTTTAATTAGTGCTACTGCCAATGTATTAGCAGTTACTTTGTTGAAACCAACTTGTTGTAAACGACCTTTTACCATATCAATTCTAGTAGCATCCATTCCTTGTGCAGTAGTTTCATCTAACATTCCTGTTAATATATCTACACTTGCTTCAGGCAAAGGAAAATTTATTGTGCTGTTTTCTAAAAATTGTACAACTTTATTACGTCTAACTTCATAATTAGGTTCATTGCCAAATGTTTCGTATAAACTTTTCATTAGTCAGAACCTCCTGCTGTTTTCCAAAAATCATTATCTTGGTTTGTGCTGAGTCTTGCAGTTGATTCACTGTTTTGGTCAACAGGAGCAAGGAAACCTAATTCACGTTTTCTTAATGCTGGTTGATTTCTTGTGTCTTTACTTGCGTTTTGACTTACTGCTGAATTTTCATCCAGTGGTCCACCGTCTCTTAATTTTTTATATTGGTCCTGAGAACCATATGTTACAAAACGTTTCATATCTTCTTCTGCAATAAAACCATTTACTACAGGATTGATAGAAAAGTTTTCATATGAAATATCCATACTAATCATAACAGGCTCACTTGCGGCATGGTCAAAACCATCTACAGTAAAGTTTGTTACAATTGGATTAAACAATGTGTACTTCATGGCTCTTTGAGCATGATAATAAACAATGTCTATGTGTGATACAAAATATTTTTCATTTCCTGGTCTTAAATTATAACCCATATTATTATCTGAATATCCTAGATTAAATCCATATGTGGGACCATCTTGACTACCAGTTGGTATTTTATCAGGTACTACATCATAAGGAATTTTTCTTGGTGTTGCATTGTTATTAGCATCAACATCAAATTGACCTAAGGGATTTGAAAATAGATGTGCATACATTCTCATCAATAGAATAACCCAAGCACTATCCACTGTGTCATAAGCCGATAATGTAATAGGCTTATACTCAGCATGAGTAATAGTTACTCGCTTTTTATTATACTGATTTTTGACATCTGTCTGAATTTCTGCACTTGGTACGTCAGAACTTTTTATCAAAGAACTTAGTACTGTTGGAACACCCTTTTCACGCATGTCTGAAATACCGGGAATGTCAATATCACCATTAAAGTGAAAATTGACATACCCGTTAAATTTCTGCCTTACAGGGTTGTTTACTGGGCTAAAAGGTTTAGCATGGTTAACATCAAATGCAAAATAGTCTCCGTCCTTATATATTACATCGCCAATCAGTTTATTAACTAATATCTTATAAAGGTCCATATTTTGCTCTTACGTTAATTAACTATTAAGTACCATCACTTGCACTACTTCCGAAGACGTTAGTTTCAGGGAATACTTCACCTGAACCACCAGCAACTGTAGAACCTGCACCATTACCATCACCTGGAACGTGTAAAGCATTATCAAATCTAATTGTTAATGTTACTGTAACTGGTTCGTTAGTAGTGTAGTCTGAATCACTGTAGTCTACGTTTTGCAAGAAACAACCTTCAAGTCCCCATGTTTCCATAGGTGCTGTAGTTTGACCATCTAGGATTTCAAGTCTAGTGTTAAACTTATAATCTTCTCCAGCCAACGGTGACTGTTGATTAAAGTGGTTTAACTGTCTTTGAACTTGTTTACCAGCAAGCCTTGACACAGTATTTTGAATGTCATCACGAATAACTATTTGTACAGTTTCCCATGTGTGCTTACCTTGTACATAAACTTTAGAGTTGTAAGAATGTATCTCTACCTCTTCAAAGTTAATCTTAGGTCTGCTGACGTTCATTACATTCTGCGTAAACTCTCTGGCATTACCTTGAGCGCCGAAATCTTCTACCTTAACCCTAAATCTAAATTTAAGTTTAGGCATTAAAATACCAGCGGTTCCGGAATCATCTACAGGAACACCGAACTTATTTTTGTTTCCAAATAAATCTGCCATTTGTTTTCTCCTAACTTATAAACCACTGTTGGGTTTACGTTACATTTATTTATCAAAATAACCGATTTTTCTTTATAGTGCGTTTTAATTCCATAAAAAAAGGGCAGTAAAAACCGCCCTTTTTTATTAGTTTTATCTCAAACTTCTTAAGAACCTGTTGCTCCCAATGTGTTTTGGATTCTAATTGGTATATAGATAAACTCAATTGCCTTAACTGGTTGAATAGCAATATCAATATAAAGTTCATTTCTATCGATTCTTGCTGGAGTGTTATTTGAGTTATCACAAACTGTAACATAGTCAAATAATCCTCTTTGGATAACCAAGTTTGAAAGGAATCCATCTACAACACCTTTAGCATTCTGCCTTGTGATGTCGTCATTTGGTTCAAATAAGAATGGCTTAACGATATCGTCAAGTCTTTCTCTTATGTAAACAACTAATCTTGCAACATTAATTCTATCCAATGCACTTGCAGTTGGGTTAAGTGTTTTTTGTCCAAACACTACCAAACCTCTGCCTGGGAAAGAAGCAATAGGATTAACTTTATTTGAATAAAGTGTATCTCTTTGTCCTTCGTTTAGAGTTACTGGAGTATATTCTCCGTCAGTTGGATTAACAAATCCTACTGAAGTTGCGTTTTGTACAAGACCTCTTTGGAATCCTGCTGGTGCAAACCAAGGGAAAGCCACCTGGTCATTAAATGCAAGAGTTCTTAAAGCAATATGTGAGGGTGGAACTACCACGTTCTTACCGTCTAAGTTAGTTGCTAAAGCACTTGGATAGTAAACTGCCGCATATGGAGAACTTGATAGTAATCCATCTTCGCCGTTTTCACTAGCATTGTTGGCGTTTGTTGCCCAGTTTTTTGTGCTTGTTGCATCTGCTTTAAGTCTAAATGGTGTATCTGCAATTACAAATGCTGTATTTCTTCTATCACCACTTAATGCAATCATTTCATCTAATAGTTCTGGATAACCTGGAGCGGTTATTAAGTTAAATGAATTGGTTTCTGCCCTAACGTCATCATTGCTGACAACTGCGGCTTGCATTTTAGTTTTAACCAAGTTGTGTACTGCTTTTCTCAAACCATACATTTTACCGTCTGGTTGGTTGCCACTTGCGTCTACCCAAACATTACCAACGTTTACTCCTGCAGGTGTGTAGTTAATTTTGTATTCTTTAACATTACCGCCTGATGCACGTTTGTTGAATCCTAAGATTCCTGTTGGATAAGAAGTGTTTGCAGGGGCATCTGCATCTAAACTAGATACACTTGATTGCCTAAAGTCTGCATAAACAATACCATCGCTTGTTACTTGGTCAGTACCGTCAACTTTAACCCAAGCACTACCACTGTATTTGTAAATACATGGGAAGGCTTCAGTTTCGTCGCTGTCTAACCATATGTCACCTGCCACTAGAGCAGTTCCATCACTTTGTACTGATGGTTCACTTGCTGTGACTTGGAAGTCCTTGCTAAATGAAACCCAGCCATTTGCTGTGTCATTTTCAAGGATATCAATATTAGTTTTAGATACACCTGCATCGTACCAGAAAGTACCTTCTGCTAATGTACCTGTTATTGTTGTTTTACTTGCAACATAACTTAAATCTGCAAAGTTACTGTAAACAATATTTGCAGTTGCGGCTCCAGATCCTAGTCCAATTGAACTTGGTCCAAAGTCACTGTGTAAACTATTTACTGCAATGTCTCTACCTGTGCTTGATGTAAGAACAACATTTGATGCTGTACCTTCACTAGCAACAACTTCAGAAACACCTGCACCTGATAAACCTGCGTTAATATCAAATACAGCATCTTCCGCCGTAGAGTTAGTTGCGTTACCACTAATTGTATTAGCCAATGTAACGTTTACTGTTGTGCCATTATAAACGATTTGGATTGAACTGTTACCGCTTACGTCAACACCTGCAGATATGTTTCCACCGTTAGCAACAACGGTGCTGTTACCGTTATGTCTTTTAAGTGATAATTCTGCTGAACTTCCAGTAATTGCAACTACATCTCCAACTTTAACGTTAGCAAGACCAATGTCTGTGTATGCCGCATCTGTTGATGCATATACAGGACTGCTTACTGCACTAAAAGTTTTGCTTGTAGCACTGAATAATTTTACTGAAAGACTTGCACCTGTGTTAGGTGTGGTTCTTTGTATAAAGACGTCTCCACTTGCTAAGGCACTTACGCCGTCGCTTTGTAATGTTGGAACTGTTAAGTGTGATGCAAATTGGAAGTCGCCACTTGTAGCACTTGACCAACTTGTTGAACCGATTTCGTACCAGTCATCACTATATTTTTCAAAGTATTTAACACTTGAAGAAGTGCCTCCAGCGGCTGTGTTAGCCACTACAGCATAGTCTCCATTAAGTCCAAATGCTCTTTTAGGTGCGCCTGTTCCACTATTAATGTCTGATGAATCTACAACAGATACGGATTTCTTTACCCAAGCACTACCAGAGTATTCTCTAAGTCCAAAAGATGAACTTGCTGTGTCAAACCAGTATGAGCCGTCAGCAATCGCGCCAGTTGGTGCAACAGAAGTCGCTTCTAATTCACCAAGGTCGATGTCTGCCCTTACAATGTATGCTCTATTGGCTAGACCTAAGAAACTATGGGCCGCTAGTAAGCCGTATTCGTTGAGATCATAACCATTTAAGGCTGTACTACCACTGCTATAAAACAATGGATTACCAAAGTTCTGTAATAATTCCCTTTGGCTCGTAATTAATTTTAATTTACCTGCTTCTGCTTTCTTAGTTAATGATGCTGTACCTGTTCCATCTGGACTACTTTTATCTTCTGCAGTCGCTATAATAATCAAAGGTACCGTTCCTGCGCCAGCCGACGCATAAAACGATTCATCACTTACACTAATACTTACACCAGGTGATACTAATTCTGCCATTATAATCTCCTAATTAATTCTACATAGTATTATATGTTAGTATGAATATTTATCAAATAAACAGGTAAATGGTATTATTACGCAAGGGGAGATTACGTTTTATTTGGTTTTTTATAAATACAGGATTTTTACTTTATAAGTCTGAGTTTGGTATTATCTTGGATTTCTTGCCAAATATCAGCAACTTTGACTTTTAACTCTTCTAATGTACCAGTGTTTTCAATTTCATAGTCAAAGTCATATCCAACCCATTTCCACTCACTAGCATGAACAGAACGGAACCTTGTTTCCATAGTATGTTTAGCAGGAACACTACCTTGATTAGCCGCAACGGCTATATCATACCAATCTGGAAGGTCATCTCTTACAACATGTATTACAGCACCACCAAGTTCTTTAATTAAGTCTAGTTCATTTTTAAATCTAGCATCACTTACAACAATACAACTGTCATTGTTTGATTGTTTTCTAATACGATATTCTAAACTATCTAACCAAATGTTTTGATTAAAGTGTGTACGCATTATTTCAGTACCAATAAGTTGTAATGCTAATCTTGGAGTAAAATTATCTATGTTTAATTTTCTAGTCCAATAAAGGTCAGGTGTTTCTCTAAAGTCTCTGCTATCAACTGTGTCACCTTCAATGAGGTCTCTATCCCAACCAAATATACTTGCACACAAATCTTTTAAAGGAGATGCAAAACTATCTTGGGTGCATCCTTTTTCTACTAGCATGCCTGCTACTGTGTCTTTACCCGAGCCTATAAATCCTGTAATACCTATTAACATATCTGTACTTATCCTTTCTTAAAAAATTATTACCTTAAAAAGGTTCCTGCTTCTACCATCTCTTCCCAAATACTAAATGGTATATGTTTTTCTGCCATCAATCGTAAAGTTACCCTTGGCGTATTATCTTCTATTTCAACTTTATGCCACCTTGCTAAGTTTAATAAAAACGGATTATGAAATCCTTCTTTTACTGCTACTTGCTTTAAATGTGGTTCCCAAACATCTGCATTACAAAAATAATCATTAGGACTACTAGTCATTAAACTTTCGTCTTTTGTGTATGACCTTGGTTTTATATTACTGAATATATCTTTAGATTCTTTAACTGTAACTTCCTTGTTTATGTAATCATTTACAATTTCTTCTGTTGCTTGTTGTAATTTTTCATCTCCATCTGCAAACCTTATCCTTGAATTTACAGGATCGCCTATTAATCTAAAATTACATACTGTACTAAAACGTTGTTCGCTTATTATAGGATTGTTGTGTGCTGGATATTGTAATCCTTCGCAATGCCAATCAGATGGATCATTCCATGCTAATAAAGTACAAGGAAAAAATTTATGACCTAAGCCACTAGACCACATATCTTTTATAAATGTATCGGGAAAATTATCTCTAACAAACTCATTCATTAGACGCATAATCTTTTTATCTGTAATATATCCTACTCCACTAAAATTATCTTTATAATTTTTGCCGTGATAAAAGTCTGTTGTGGAGTCGTGCCAAGACACTTTGTCTGCATTTAATTTAGATTTAGACGAGTAGTTGTGTATTAAATCTAAATCTTCTTCACATAAAATATCTTCTACAGTGAATGGATTTTCTAAATCAGGTAATTCGCAAAAACAATTTTCCATGCTATAATTTTATTTTAAAAACGTTCCATTGTCAACCATTTCTTCCCAATGACTAAATGGAATACTTCTATCTGCCATAAATCTTAAAGTTACTCTTGGACTATTGTCATTGCCTACATATACTTTATGCCATTGTTGTAAATTCATAATAAAAGGATTTGCATAACCTTGTTTAGTACAAATTGGTGTAAATTCATCATACCAGTATTTTTCTCCGTTTGGACTTATAACATCATTGGGACCACTTACCATTAATCCTTTTTCTACTGCTCTTGGTTTAAATACAACTGGTTTATCACCGGCAAGACCTCTATCATGTTCAATATCATCTACTAATTGTTTATAATTTAAATCTTTGCCTTTTAATTTTTGTTGGTATTCTAAAATTTTTATGTTGCGTTCTCGTTCTTCTTCTGCAGATAATTCTTCTGTAGGATCTACAAACATTGCTCTAATTTTTTCATCTATTGTGCCTGTTCTAATAGAGGCTGATATTTCTTGTAGCATTAATGTATAATCTTCTTTGCCTTTGTAATTTACAAATTCATCTGTAAGTTTTTCTAAAACTTTAATCATACGCACACTAGGCTCAACATATTCTATTCTTGAAGAAGCATCTTGTCCTAGTATTTTAAAATTGCATACTGTAGAATATCGTATATCATTCAAATAAGTATTTTTTTGCCAGTCATACCTGCAACCTTCCATATGCCAATCTGAATTTGTTCTACCCCATGCAAGAACTGTTACAGGAAATAATCTTTGCCCTGTGGGTGTGCTCCACATCTCTTTTATAAAGCCGTCTGGTAAACAGTCATTTGCAAACTCATGTAGTTGTCTAGCAAATTTTTTATTAGTAACCCAACCTACGCCTGAAAATACATCCGGAGATTCTGTAGGCGGAGATACATCATATACAATAGGATCTACTTTAGCAACATCTTTATTGGCATCAAACCATTGTATGTTGCCAGCACTAAGATTCATTTCATCAAATTTGTAATTTTCAAAGATTTCCCAATCTTCATCTACAAAAATATCTTCTGCTTTAAACGGATTTTCTAGGTCTGGAAGTTCTGAAAAACAATTGAGCATACTACCCAATAACAAAACCAAGCGGTGAGTTACCCTCTTCCATATTGTGGAGACCGGCAATCAGACTTTCTATTTCAGTTAGTGCTTCACTTTTAAGTGCATCACCATTAAGAGTAGTTGCCCCTCCTGGGCCAGGTAACCCTCCTGGAAATTTGCTCCTTGCTTCACCTAACATCATTTTACTTTGAGCCAAGGCATAAGCGGCTAGCCAGTCACTGGCATAGACGTCATGAAGCAATACACTTTCCGGAATAAAGTTATGTACTCCTACTGCAATATCTTCCGCATGATTTACATTTCTTAGTATAGTAAGTTCTTTTGAATTTCTATTGAAGTTAAAATTGTATTCGCTACCAAAAACACGACCTATTGTTTCTTTGTATTGTGCAAATGCATCAAATACTGCAAGTCCACCTATCTGTCCTGCTTGTAGCATATACATGTTGTTGAATGCAACATCAAACGGATCAAAATTAGTTCCGCCGCCACTATTAGTACCTATACCTCTTCTGTAAAGTCTTTTTACATCTATAACTTCTGAAGGTAGAGTGTACTTGGTGACACCTGCTTGGGTTTGGATAAAAATTACTGCTTCTTCTACAGAACCAGTACTTAACTGACGATATTTTGCTATTGCTTTATTGATTGCAATGTCATAATGGTCTCTATCTAGTTCGACATCTACCATTCCATCAGCAAGACGTAAACCAAGTTCTTTGATTAACTCGTCTCTGGTATTATATCCAATTTGGTCTATCTTTGTTGCCATACTACTATTTATCACATTTAGCCTTTAAAAGGCTTTAAGTATGATAGTAGTATCGTTTAATCTTCCGGTTAATTTAGTTGCTGTGGTTTTAACTTCATCAAAGGTTTTTGCAAACTTTGTTTTGGCGTTTCCTGTCCAATTACTGATTTGTTCTGCTGGTTTTCTTAATGTCTTCTGCACACTAGTTTCAGGATTAAAGTCTTGGAATGTTGTTCCTTTGACCATAAGACCTGCTCCAGCACGTTGTAAATTACGTGGGTCTTTGTTCAGTGCGTGGTAGACTCCTACTTTACGGGTCTTTGTATTGTACACCCATACTTCGTTGGCGTAGACGACGTCTGTGGGCGATATAGATGCTATTCCTAATGCTCCATCACTAACTTGAAACTTTAATTTTTTAATAATAGTTTCTTTACTTCTTGCTCTAGGCTTACGTTGTTTTCTATTTGCCTTTCCTGTTAGTATAATTGCATCACAGGCATTCATAATTTTATCAAAAAATGCAACATAGTCTTGTTTCATCTTTTTGTTCATAAAACTATATGCTTCATTCAGTTGTTCACATGTACCTGCTAAACTTTCTTTTGATTCTTCGTATTGACTAGTAAAATTATCTTTAATTAATTTTGCATGGGCAGGTTTTATAATGCCGCCTCCAAATACTTTCATATCTTTTTCAGGATCAAAACTTTTTACGTTAATTTTACCTGCATCTATAAATTTGTCCATTGCATCTTCCCAATCTCCACATAAGTCTGTGATTTGGTCTAACATTCTATCTTGAATAGATATTTTAGGCTTCTCAACTTTCTTTTCTTCTTTTACTTCTATTTCTTCTTTGCCTGTTTCAAGCAAACTTTCAACTCGCTTGTCATAAAATTTAGCAAGATGCTCAGGCATGAATCCAATCTTGTTCCATATCCAAGCATATTTGGCACTACTGCTAAATCTCCAATCTGGATTCTTCAAAATTACTTTGATATCTTCAGGTGCCCAGCCACTTGCTGTCTTTACCCACTTCTTATAACATGCAACTGCATCTTTTGTGTTTACTTCTGAGTGAACAAAATAATCTACTTCCCTAAAAGCCTTTAATTGCTCTTCAGGGTCAGTGATGCCTATGTACTTTTTCCAATCTGGTTCTTTAGTTACATATATGTTTCGAGTTTTTGGTTTTCTTTTTGCCATATCCTAATCTTTTTTTATGATTAACAAACGATAGTTAGTATAACTTCATAAAAATCTATTGTCAATTGGTAAATTTTGTGCAAAAAGAAACAAAAAGGGGAGTCCTTTCCCCTTTTTTAGGTGTTAGCCTTCCCAAAGTTCATCTTGGTCGTCATACACACCATCATTGTTGGTATCACATGCACGTTGCCAAAGCACCATGTCGAAAGTTAGACCTTCACTCCATGGTTCATATGCTTCACACCATCCATGTGTGCCAGGTGCCATGCCATCAGTGGGCCCAGGTACATAGTCACGTTTGCTCCAAGGCTGTTGTGCCGTAAAGAAAGTGTCTTTGTTCTTGTTAATTCTGCGTTTGAACAATGTACTATTCTGGTTACTGATGTAAATTACTTGATTGTTCTCAAGTGTATAAGTTGAACCGTCATCAAAATTGATAACTGTTCCTGCTAATGCACTCATAGGAAAGAGTGCAAGACCTACTAGTAAGTATTTCATAATTTCTCCTTATGATTTCAGATTATGTACACCATATAGATTGCACATAAACAGAAACCCTTTCGGACTTACTGTAATTCTATTTATTTAAAATGATTAAGTTAAAGTTTTTTAGCGGTTAATCCTATCGTTGCCTGTGCTACTGTTTGCAAATCTTTATATACACCACATGTATAGAAAACATGGTCACGTCTTTGCTTGTATAAAACTGCTGAATAAGTTAATTCATCATTTGGAAATACAGGCTGTCTAAATTTAACTTTGTCAACACTGGTCACAAATGTAACCATATTGTTTAAATCTGTAGTTTCAATTTTGTGTTTAGCCATTTCTAGTGCATGTATGCCGGCTGTTTGATTCATACCTTCAATTAAATACACACCGGGCCACACCTTAACATGTGGGAAATGCCCTTCTAGGACAGGGTGGTCTTCTGGAATAGTAAATTTTGCTGTAATTTCATTATCATCTATAATTTTATGACTGTCGACCAGGAGTATTGGGTGTGTATGTGGTAGTTTCATACTAATTAGTTATCGC